AAGTGATGATGGAACAAGTGCTGTTTCTACACCAGCAAACGTTTATGGAATATCCGATGTCCTTGAAGCGCAACTAAGGTCCAATAGAACTCAAACAACACAATCAGATTCACCCATGACAAAAGTGGATAGATCCACTTATGCAGGTTTTTCTAATAAATTATCTAAAGGAACACCTAATCAATATTGGGTGGAGAGGTTTATAGATAAAGTTAGAATACATATTTACCCAACACCAGATTCTACAAACGCATCTAAAGATATGCATATCTATTATATAAAAAGAATTCAAGATGTTGGCGATTATACTAATGCAACAGATGTGCCATTTAGATTTGTACCATGTATGATATCTGGATTAGCGTATTATTTATCACAAAAATATCAACCACAACTTATGCAAGCTATGAAATTAGCTTACGAAGATGAATTAGCAAGAGCGTTAGCAGAAGATGGCTCTGCTTCTAGTACATATATAACACCAAAAGCTTATTATCCGGGAACATAATGACAATAGTAACAAAAGGAATGGGAGCAATTTTAAAAGGCAGAGCAGTAACAAAAAAATTAAATTTAAAAACTTTAGATGAAAAACTTGAAAAACTTGCTAAAGAGAAAAAAATTAGAAAATTAAAACAAGATGAAGAAGTTATGGAAAGGACTGGTTTCCCATTTAAACAAGCGGAGGATCCTGAATAATGGCAAAGTACGCAACAGGTAAATACGCAAAAGCAATATCAGATAGATCTGGTATGGAGTTTCCATATAGAGAAATGGTTAGAGAA